TTCATTTCACATTCACAAACAATGCTGTTTTACACTGAGCGTCTCACTGCTGCTCTTGCTGATCGCTTCACCGATGAGGATGAGATCATCGATGTAGCTAACTATGGGTGCAGTGGAGGTGTGTCTGGCTTCATCTATTACAAGGAGACTAATGAGTTCTTTGATGACTTCGAAGATGACATCGAGGACGTGTGCTTTGACATCCTTGGTGATGACTACCTAGCACAACTTGCCAAGAATGAGGATAGCATTCAAGGGCTAAAGAACCGGATGGTTTGGTTTGTCGTTGAGGCATATTGCAGCCGTCTTGTTGACATGATGGAGGAAGAAGAGGCAGCCTAAGTAACTCAAACCTCCATCCATTCTATACTTCAAGGACGCACCTATGACTGGTAATGAATTGATGTGGCGTGTTGTTGGTTACGATACCAAACAACAACGCAATGATTCTCTTCTATACTTAGAGGAGACAAAAGCTGATGCATATGCCAAGTGCATGAAGTTGCACCCACACTTTGATGTTTACTTTGTACAACGAGTTGATGACTATGAGTGAAGAACAAAAGTTCGAAGAACTGATGACTCTCTTAGCTATGTCTGGAGAGTTCAAAGAATCAGAGCTTGAGTATCACGTCCATGAGATTATGGACAATCCACAATACTATCCTGAGTACTTCTGATGACTTATTACATCAACCGTCAGCAGGGACGTTATGACGAAACCTGTGATGAGTACGAAACACGCCATGAAGCATATGCTATGATGCGTGAGTATCAAATAGCTGATCACGGACGTGCTTACTACTACCTATCCACTACATGTAAGGAGAATTGGATTGACTGAAACTAACATCATCCTAGCAGTGATTGGCTGCGTTGGCTTGTTGTCTACGTTAGCGGTGTATAGCCGTGCTAACACTGCAACACAAAAGTATTACACATTCACACGTAACAAATGACTAGATCCCGCGAATGGCTGTTACTCAACGCTGTTGAATCATGGCTTTACCACTACGGCAAGAGTGGCACACAAAGTACAATCGAACAGTACAAAGAGCTACAGTCTGAGTTTCACGATGCCTACATGGCTACACTTACCAAGGACGTAGCTACAGAAGCAAGTGAGCCTACTCCTACCCGTACCACACGTAAACGCACCACTAAATAATGTACGCAGTTCTTGAAGGTCACGAAGTTGTTGAGTATTACAGCGATGAAACAGCTGCATACAACTGTGCAATCGATTTGATGGATCGTGATGATTCAGATAATCTTATGGTTGTTGAAATTCTTAAAAAGTTCTAATTATGACCCAACCACGCCTATACGAGGTGACCCTACGTTCAGGTGCTATGTATCTATTAGCACCCGACTCTGAAGCTGCCGCATGGATGGCATTAGAGTTGTCCCGTGAACGCGATGATGAACTAATCAATGTGAGGCAAGCAGATGAGTGGTAAGTATTATCCTAACAACTGGCAAGAATACAAAGATGCTCCTGATGGTATGTTTCATCAGCATACATTTGAAGAAGTTATGTCTTGGAAGGTAGCAGGCTGGGAGCTACCATCTAGTCATTGTTGTATCATCCGAGCTACTACTCCAAAGGGTAAGATCAAAGAGTTTGCGTATCAGAAACGCAGTGCAGCTGAGGCTAAAGTCCAAGCATTAATGCACGAAGGTGCAGAGTTTACTGTCTGCACTGATGAAGCTATCCATTTTATTTCACCTAACTACGTTTTAGAAGATGACATTGATTTCGGTTGATCAATACTATGAACTGGCTGAGGATTACCCTGAGCTAGCACAATGTGTTCACATTCACGAAAGTTCCAAGGACGCAGCGGAGGATTGTATTGATTACACAGGCAGAGATTGAGGCACAGATAGCATTTGAGCGTGAGGCTATCTCATACGGGCTACAGAAGCTTCACAAGAACACACGAGAACTAGAGAACAGTTCTTATGCATCTGCTAGTGTCTACGGTGCTGCATCTATCAACAGTCTATTACCTGTATTAGTTCAATACATTGAGGACACTGCACACGACAGATTAAAGCGTGGTACTGGTCATCAATTCCAAGTTATTAAAACATATGTATCTAAGCTTGAAGTATTAGCATCTGCTACCATTGCATTAAAGATTACTTTTGATAAAGTATTCTCATATAAAGACAAAGCTAATCAAGTTGTAAACGTCTGCGATGCTATCGGTAGTGCCATTGAAGATGAGTGTCAGATGCGTCACTATGAGACAACAGCACCTGGCTTGTTAGCTAGTCTCAAGGAAAGCTATTGGCATAAGTCTATTGGTACACAGCAGAAGCTAACTGTTGTTCGTACATTAATGAATCGCAATGACATTAAGAAATGGGATTGTTGGGGCAGAGCTAATCGTATTAAACTTGGAGGCTGGTTACTTGAGTGCATCATGCAGACAAGCGGCTGGTTCGAGAAGCTCAACATGCGAGAGGGACGTAAGACAGTCCAATACGTTGTCCCTACTGCAAAATTTATGGACATCAAAGATGAGTTGATGCGTAATGCTGAACTCTTCAGTCCACTTGCATGGCCTATGCTTATACCTCCTAATGATTGGAGTAATGTACAAGCTGGTGGGTACCTGCTAAACGAAGTCATGAACGGGCATGATCTGGTGCGTCGTGGACATGGCGGACGTATACAGGGGGAGAAACCACTCCAGTTTCTGAACAAGATTCAGAAGGTTCCCTACTGTTTAAACCAGTTTATAGTAAGTGTAGCGGAAAAGTTAGAGGAGTTAAGAAGACCAGTTGGGAAGTTCTTACCAATTGTAGAGTATGCTTTACCTCCTAAACCAGTAGACATTGCAGAGAATGCAGAGTCAAGAAAGAGTTACAGGAGAGAGGCAGCTGAGGTAAGAAATAAACAAGCTCATGAGTTCCGTAAGTCATGTCGTACTAGAATGACTATGGAAGCAGTGAAAAGGTTTAAGGATAAAGAGAAGTTTTATATTCCGTGGTCTTTTGACTACAGAGGTAGAGCTTATCCTATCCCTGCATTCCTTACACCTCAAGATACAGACTTTGGAAAGAGTTTGTTGAGGTCTTATGAGGAAGCATTCATGACACCTGAAGCTGAGGAGTGGTTAGCCTTTCAGGTAGCTACTACTTATGGGTTAGATAAAGCACCAATGAAGGAGCGTCTTGAATGGGTACAAGATAATATCACATTCATCAAGCGCATAGCTTTAGATCCTATTGGTTGTCTTCCTGATTGGGAGTCTGCTGATGAGCCTTGGCAATTCCTTGCAGCTTGTGAGGAGTACTATGCTTGTGTGATAGCTTGTACTAGATCTCACACTGGATTGTTTGTCGCTACTGATGCGACGTGTTCAGGTCTACAAATCCTTGCTGGATTAGCCCGTGATAGGTCTACAGCACGCCTTGTGAACGTCCTACCTGGTGATAAGCCACAAGACGCATACAAGGTCGTTGCAGAGGTCGCTACGCCTAATTGTCCTGAGTCCATTCAACCTTACATGGACAGAAAGGTGGTCAAAAGGGTAGTTATGACCATCCCTTACAATGCTAAACCATACTCCAATCGTGGGTATATCAAGGACGCACTGAAGGACAAGGATGTTGAGATTGACAAGGATGACCTAACCAAGACTGTTAACGCAGTTAGGGATGCTATGAAGGTTGTCGTACCTGGTCCCATGAAGGTTATGTCTTGGATTGAAGAGGAGGTATCTAATGCTATTGATCGTGGTGAGACAGAGCTAACATGGACAACACCATCTGGCTTTGTTGTTACTCAACGATTGATGAAGAAGCAGAAGGTAACAGTTAAGTTACAGCTGCTGGGTCGTTGTGAGCTTGAGGTAGCTACTGGTGACACTAACCAAGTAGATAAACAACATCACAAGAACGCAACAGCACCTAACCTCATTCACAGTTTAGACGCTAGCCTGCTACATCTAGCTACACTACGTTTTCACGCACCGATTGCTCTCATTCACGACTCAGTATTGTGTCGTGCTACAGATATGTCTACACTCAGTACGATTGTACGTGAGACATATATGCACCTGTTTGCAGAGCATGATTACTTACGAGACTTTGCTCAACAGATTGGAGCTGAGTCTGAACCACCGATCATTGGAGATCTGGAACCAGAATCCGTGATTGAATCCACCTACTTTTTTTGTTAATGGCACAAACCATCCACGTCACTAAAGAGCCTGTTGTCCTTGAAGGTTATCAGGCTGTACTGAAGCCGAGTAAGTTCGGTTATTCGTTGTCTGCTATTGTTGATAAAGAGATTGTTGAGAAGCTTGAAGAGGATCGTGAAGACTCTATCAAGTGGGCGCAATCTAAACTGAAGAATCCCAAGCGTGCTACATTGAAGCCTGAACCTTGGGAGGAAGTATCTGATGGTCAGTATAAAGTTAAGTTCAGTTGGAATGAAGAGACCAAGCCGCCCGTGGTGGACACTGAAGGCACGATCATCACTGATGAGAGCACACCACTCTACAGTGGTAGCCGTGTCAAGCTTGCCTTCCGACAGAAGCCTTACATCCTCCGTGATGGTGTCACCTACGGTACAAGCCTCAAGCTTGTCGGTGTACAGGTTGTCTCGGTTGGCTCCTCTGCTGGTGTTGATACAGGCGATCTTGATGAAACTGAAGTGGCAGCTCTCTTTGGGCAAACGAAAGGTTTCAAAACGTCTGAACCTAACGTAACCATCAACGATACTATTGACGACGACGACTTCTAATGAGATTCCGCTCCGGTCTTGAGGAGAAGGTATCTAATCTTCTTCTTGAACTGGGAGTAAATTACGAATACGAATCCACCAAAGTTCCTTACGTTCTCCAATGCAACTACACCCCAGACTTTCTTTTACCGAATGGTGTCTTTCTCGAAACCAAAGGTCGCCTGACCGAAGAGGATCGGAGGAAGATGAAAGCAGTGAAGAAGAGCAATCCCGAATTAGATATTCGATTCGTCTTTCAAGCTCCCTTTAATAAGATCTACAAAGGATCTAAAACCACCTACGCCAAGTGGGCAGAACAAAATGATTTCCCTTGGTGTTCCTTCCACTCGATTCCACTTGAATGGCTTACCTAGAATACGGCACACCTGAGTTTTACGCAGAAGGTTTCAGTGATTACCTTGCTGACATTGACGCAAAGGATCCCGACACAACTAAGAACCTGA